TTGTTCTTTCATTTCGTTCAATTTACCTCTAACCTCTAATAATTTTTTTACAATAATTATGTCATCAGATTCATTAATACTTGCCTCAACTAAAGATGATGTGTCGTTGATTAATTCATTATAATAACTGTTTATTTTCGAGTCATCATTTTCAGCAAACAAATTTAAGGCTTTCATTTGTTCCTCATTCAGTTTTGATATCTTATCGTTTAGTTTTTCTGTTATTTGGCCGATTGATTCAGTTACGCTGGTGCTTTTGCTATCATCCCTTAATAAATGACTAACCAAATTAGTTTTGTGTTTAACTTTATCTAAAATTGTAATTTTTTCGTTAAAGACCAATTCATCAATTGAGTGGTTTATTGTTCCGTCAATCGATACAACATTCTCAACTAAAGATTTTAATTCGTCTGTTTCAGATAAATTAAGTTTTTTAAGGTGATTTATTGACTCTTCAACAAATTCCTTGGCAACAAGCTCATTATCAAATCTCATATTATTTAATAGGTCATAAATCTCATTAAATTCTTTAAGAGATTTATTTTCTTTTAAAACCTTAACATATTTAGCAAATTGCTTTTTAAATTTAGTTTCACCGTTTTGTGCGTATTCTTTTTCTAAATTAGTTAATACACTTTCTTTTAATTGTCCAAACATTTCTTATATTTTATAAATAAATATCTTTTATTTTAATAAATTATCGATATCATCGATTGTTTTCTTTAATGACTCGTTAATTAGTCTATTTCTTTTTTCAATTTTACTTTTAGTTATCTCAGCTAAGTCTTCACCAGCACCGACTTCTGGAGTTGCTTCAGGAGCGGCTTCACCACCTTCTCCAGGTACTTCTAATGGTGCTGTAAAATCTGTACCAGTTTCAGAACCAACACCTAAATCAGCGCCACCACCCATGTCGCCACCACCAGATGAACCACCAGCACCACCAGTTTCAAAACCTCCACCAGTATTAGCTGTCATGTTATTAGGGTCTATTTTATATATTTTATAGATATCTCTAAAAATACCTGTTTGTTTAATTGTTTCACCTAAAGCTTTAACCTCTTCGCCACCAGCTTTCTCAACCGCTTGTCTTTGAATATCTAGTTTGATTTCATCATCACTCATATTCAGTATTTCTTTTTTGGCGTAAGTCATCGACATAGCACCGAATCCATTACCCGCATCAGAAACAGCATCACGATATAACTGAATTTTTTCTTTCCAGTTTTGCACTTTAAGCATCTCAGCTTGCGTTGATGGGCTAGTTAATGTTAACGTAAAATTATCTAAATCATCTTCAAATCCTTTAGTGTATAAATGGATAATTGCCATTTTATTTAATTCTTGGATCAAAGCTTTTTGTACCCTGTGTACGGCTCTAGCGAATCTCACGTCTAAGATAGCCAAATTTTTACCATCGCCTAGTGTTTCTTCAAAACCAATAAATGCTTTAGGTACTCTTAACGCTGCTAACATTTTCTTTTGGATATATTCAATGTCAGCGATTTCAGATAGATTCTGTGCGCCAGGTAATGTTTCTATCGGCATCGTCAATGAAGGATCTCTAACTGGGATAAAATAATCCTGATCCACAGCTAAAGCGTTATATCGTGTATCTTGGTTACCATTATTTTTATCAACCATATTGGTTCTTTTAAAATTATTGGCAATTTTATCCACATAAGCATCAACATCTTTATCATCCATGTTCCCCACAAAGATTTTATATACTCTCCTTTCTGGCGCTCTAGTAACACGATAAACTAACATCGCATCCTCAGATAATAATAATTGCTTCCAAATCCTTCTAACTTTTTCGAGCATAGACGTACCATACGGTAATCTCCTATCATCGCCAAGTAATCTAAAATGTGATATTTCAAAAGAATTAAAATCTATATTTTTATCTTTCCAATAAAATTTAATATTATTTTCTTTTTGCTGATCGTCCAGACTAGTTACCTTAGCAAAGCCAGGTTCAGACCTAGTTATTTCAATATTCGGTAATTGGGTTACCCCAACGATACCCTGTTTTGGTACAATTTTATTGTAAACAAAGTTATCACCATATTTACAAACATTTCTAGCCCAAGCGGTTAAATTAGCGTTAATATCTATAACGTTTTCAAAAAGATTTGTAAGTTCTTTTTTAATTCTTGAACTATCAGAATAAATTGTTAGGACTTTACCATTTTCATTCGCAGTTGTTGCCTCCTCAGCAAATATGTCTAACGCAACAGAAATTTCTGGTGTGTATTCCATAGCTTCATAATCATAGTATGATGCAATTCTTGTTGGTTCATAATAAATTGCTTTTTGATACAACTCATTATCAATTTTTTTCCACTGGTTTTGTAAAAAAACCGTTTGTTGGGCCTCTAGTTTTTTATTCTCGAGCTCATCACCACTGATATTATTAAACGAGTTGGGGTCTATGACATATTTTGGACCCTCAATTTCGTTACCCAATACTTTATTTAATCTTTGAAAGATAGTAAAATTTCCCATAATTTTTTTTTAATCCATATATTCACAGTCAACGTAAGGTGGGAATTTATAATTCTCGGTCGTACCGTCCCAAACCTTTAATTGTACATATGTTGTTGTTCCATCAGATTCTGGTGAACATTTTATTGCGGCAAGATTTTCCGCTAACGCCACACCATCAACCTTATTGGTAATTCTTCCTGGATCTGGTGATCTAACAATTGATGTTGATCCTGGACCAGAACTTCTTGCTTGTTTAATTAACACATTTCCCATTGTATTTTTTGATTATATTTTTTTATTTTTCCTAGGATCAGACCCGAATAACCAACTATATTGCCTTGTATTTTGTAACATATCGTTAATCCCTTCACCTTCATATGTTTTATTTGGGTCTGGTGTACTAGTTATCTTTTCTAATAAATAGTTTGAATCTGACTTTGGTTCATTTGTTTTTATTTTCCAGCTATCTAACATAGCCCTTGTTAGGTTATCCGATTCTTGTAATCTTTTAAATGAAGTGTTTGCAACAAATAAACACATACCTAGTGCCATAATAAGGTCATCATGTGATCCTTTCATATGGTCTGGTTTACCATTTTTATAAACGAATTTCTTCAATTCAGCTGTTAATCTTTCGCTACGTATTTTAAACCCACCTCTAGAAACCGCTTCTTCTAAAGCCGCTATAATTTGACCTCTCCTATTTCTTGAGGCAAAATTAATACCAGGGATTGCGTTTTCATCGGGCATAAAGTACATGTTATTATTATCATCATTATCATAATGTAATAATTTTTTGGGATAAGCTAGTTCTTTAAGTTTTTGTGTTGACGCAATACCCATACCACCAGTAATGTCGAATGTTGATAAGGCTTCGTACATTCTACCATATTGATCCACAATTAAAGCCGCAACATCTGGTGGGACTTTACCGTGATATTCTAATACTTGCTCAAAAGTATCGTAATCAATTATACACATACCTGTAGCATCCTCAGAGTCACCACGTGATACATCGAGGGCTAGTATATATCTATGTCCTTTTTCAGGTAATTTCCATATCCATAGATTACTATCCCAAGCTTTATCTTTGATTTCTGGATCCCTAACATTATCCTGTTCTTGTTTTCTAATTACTTCACCTTCAATTACGTTATCACCAGAACCAATAAACGCACATTCTAACTCTTGGTTAATCATTCGTTTATTAAAATTCATATCTCTACACATATTTTCATACCATGTAGAATGTGGTTTATAACCCTCACTAATAAATTTAGCGATTACGTCAGGGTGCAAGTCAATTGCTGATTGTATTATCTCCTCATGCTTTTCCGCATTTGGTTTTTGTATCCAATCTACAATATCTTTGGCTTTAATCAAACGTAAATCCTTGTTAAATCTTGGGTCTTGCCACCATTTTAGGTGTGTAACACAAAAACTATTCTCACCTTTAATTGCCCCTTCATATGAAGCGTAATAAATAGGGTCTAACCCATTTGGGGTTGAGATTAGAACAGCTTTACCACCAGTACCAATTGAAGCCAAACAAGCCGTCCATAATTCTTGCCCACCTTCAACGAAGGCCGCCTCGTCAATTAATAATACCGTTGGTGTGTAACCACGTAGGGCATCCTGAGATGTTGCTACAGCTTTTATCTCTGAACCATTTGATAATCTAACGTGCTTTTGTGATGATTTATCAAATGTAACACTAGCCCAATCTGGTAGTTGTTTAATAAAGTTAATGATTTTATTTTGGAATTCTATCGCAGTTTCTTGCTTGTTTGCTAAGATCAAAACTTTTTCTGGTCTTTCTGGACTAGCGAAAGCGGTAAGTACCGCAGAATATGCCGCTGTAACTGTTGATATACCAGCTTGGCGGTATTTTAACACTAAATTAAATCTATGTTTTTTATAATTTGCAACTAAGGTTCTTTGTCCATCGAATAATTCAAACGGCACATACCCCTCCCTAGTCTTATCGAAAGTTTCGAAATAACTTTCAATGACATAACAAGGGTCATTAGCACATTTAGCGTACTCTAATAATAACTCTCTTTTATCTGTTATTTTTTTTGACAAAGTAATTCTTTTCCATATAAATAGTTTATTATAAACCTAAATCGCTTAAACTGATACCATCTTCATCATTCATAAAATTATATTCCATAATTTCATATCTTTTTTGTTTAACAATAGCATCTATTTCTTTTTTTGCGTAATCTGGTCGATGTTCAAGAAGTGACATAAACTCAATAAAATCTTCTGCGTCTTTTTTGAACAATTCAATTAGTATTAGTTTTTTTATATCATGATCATTCGGATCAATTATTGAGTGTAAATTACTCCACAAAACAGGGAATAGCCTTATGTCCCATAACTCAGCAATAATTGTGTCAGTATAATCAATTATTTTTTTAGCCATTTCCTTAGGTAACCCAGCTACGGATAAAAGGGAAATAATACCCTTTGTAATTTCATGGATTAGTATCGGAAAATTTATCGCTTTAGCTATAATTTTAGGTATTTCTCCGCTAAAATCAAGGCTAACATAACCAGCGTTATTAGAGTCGCTACTCTCTATTTGATTTTTTAACATTTCATCACTAATAATGTAATAAAACAAATCGTTTGCTATTAATGATTTTTGATATAGCGGTGTTATATTTGGTACTATTGATTCAATCTCATCGGCATATAAATGAAATAGGTAATGGGCTCTCAAAGAAGCTCCCTGAGCAAAGCCATTAATTGTTCTTCTCTTAACAACCTCAGCCATCAGGTCTTCATCATTCTCAATCTCTTCTTTATCATCAGGTGATAAAGGTGATTCCATGGTCATCTCTTCTGGTAATTTAATTTCACCAGGCTCCATTATCTCCAAATCAAATATTACTTCATCGTGATCCAAATTCCACTCAAAACGCATGATTTTTTCGGCTAACTCAATTAGATTTGATCTTTTACCATTTTCCATGTTAATCACAGAATACATAGAGCTACCAGCAGACATTATTACACCCATTGGGTTTATCATCTCTTTTGGTATCTGGAATGTATTTGCGTAAGAATCCATTAACTCTTTATATCTCTGGGAAGCAATTACTTCCTCACGCCAAGATTCTGGGTGCGTACTTTGATCGTAGTAAGGTAACTTACCTAGTGGGTGAGTTCTTTTTGAAAGCTTATCAATCGTTGATTGAGCTATTAGATTAGGGTAGTCACCCAATTTTAGTCCAGAATTTCTCATAAAAAAAATGCCTTGTTTATTATAACAAGGCAAATATAGGTATTTTTTAATTAAAAACCAAATTTTTAAGCTTTTGGTTTACCTTTTTCATCTTCATTCGGTTTAGGGATGTCGATTTTTGATGGGTTTTTTGTCGGACTAGGTGTTTTAACTGGTGTTTCAGTTGGCGTCTCGACAGGTGAGTTTTTTTCAGTGAAATACATTATTTTTTATTTTTTATGAATGTTAAAATATCTTGTTTTGTCAATTTTGGTGTTTCTGACTCTGCAATAATACGAAACAATTCTGTGTTTTCAAAATTTGATTCATTAATTTTTTCTCTATTTAGGTAATCAACAAAAGATCTTAAAGTTTTATAAGCATCTTGTTGTTTGTTAGATTTTAACAAAATAACAGATTTTTTAATTGTGTTTGCTCTAAC